GTCAATATCTGTAAAGCCCCTAACAATTGGTCAATAGATTGCCCTGTAGAGGTAAAGAAAGGTAAAGCAAACTTAACAGCGCTTGATAAATCTTGATACTCAATAAGAGACTTCTGAATAGCATAAGCAAACTTATCGGTTACCTCTGCTGCTTGGTCCATCTCCATACCGAAACCAAACAAAGTCTGTGCGGTAAGTTTAGAGATAGTATTGTGGTCTCCTTGTACAGCCATGGATAGTTTTAAAGTATGTGGTAATATCTCCATTGCTTCGTTAGCTGTAACACCAGCCGATGCCAACTGATAAAGACCAGCTGAGGCGTTTTGTGTAGCAATACCAAACTCGTTACCGAATTCAGTTAAGGATTGACCCACATTAAATAATTCACTATTAGTTAAGTTAAACACAGAATTAGCATTTAATAGCTCTCTTTCAAATTCCATTAATTCTCCTACATTTTGTTGTAGTTTATAACCTACTGCGGTTAATATCATCACACTGCTTCGTAGAGCTGAATTAAATTTATATCGAATAGTGTCTGCGGCAGAAAGTAGACTTGCTGTCCATTCCTGACTTGCTTTTGCAGCTCGCTTTAATGTACCAACCTTCGTATCAATTTCTCTATTCATCAATCTTAGATTGTCACGTATCTCTACTTGTTGGTCTAGTTCTTTTTTAGAAGCTACTAATTCGTTAGCAGCAGCAGTTGCTTCTTTTTGGTTTTGTTCATTTACTATAGGATATTTAGCCATTTCTTCATTAGCCAATTGTAGTCTTCTCTCTGCTGCCATAACTATAGAATCTTGTGCAGATAAAACCTCTTGCCGATTAGCTTTACCCATTTCGTATAGATTTTGGGTCTGTTGAACCATACCATCCATACCTTTGAAATTCACCCCTTTCATCAATTCGTTAGATAAGGGAGCAGACAATACGCTTTTAAGTTTATTATAACCTTTCTCAGTCCGGTTAAATGTTCTACTTAAACTTTTATTAGTCTCAGCGTCCATCTTATTGAGGGTTCTTTTTAATCCTACGTTTATTTCATTATTTAATTTCTGAGTAGTAGATAAAGTGGCCTTATTTAAATTGTTTAACTCAGCTTGATATTCACCGAGAGTACCTGCCTGTGCTCTCTTAGCTTGTTGAACTTGTGAATGGATACTACTTATACCACGCGCTAGCATACCACCAGATTTAGCTAGAGCCTGTGGACTCGGAACTGCCAATCCAATAGCAATGCGTGTAGCAAATAGTTGTCCCATGAAACCCATTTTAGCCTCTAAAACTTACTTGTCTCTTCACTCCTACTTTATCATTATATTTTCGCCTTGTTTCTAAATATTGTATATATTGTTGTCTTACCTTAGGCTTATCTTTAGCCATTTTAGATACATCTTCATCATCATAACCATCCATAGAATGATATGATTTATATGTATACATAGCAGAAACTAGAGCTTCTAACTCATATCGGGGCGTTTGTTTAATTTCACTCCAACTCATACCCAATTCAATCATTAAGGGCATATAAAGGAAAATCGCTTCAGGCGATTCTACTATTAGTCCCGAAAACTTTCTCGAACTTGTTCCTCAACACCTAAAATCTTATTAGAAATGGCATATCTCAATGTTGTTGGTAAGAGGGACCAGTGTTCTTCGTTGATAACAGGCCCATCTGGGTTCTTTTCGTTAGCTTTTAAAAGCATTCTTAAGACTCTTTGTGCTCCTAGTTCTTGAAACATTTCCATTTTTTCATTTTCAGGTAAATCCTCTGATACACCTGTAAATTTCGGTTCTTCTTTTTCTGTTAATTCACAAAAATGAAATTGAACCATTCCATCTTTGTATAAAACTTCTTCTTCTTGCACTGCATCAGTGAGTGCTACTAATTCGTCCATTGTCCAAATCTTCTTTTCTGTCATTATTTTCTCCTAAAGGGGGCTCAAACCCCCTTTATTAAGTAATCAATCTTATAGTTCTTGTGCACTTATAGCTGTTGTATAGGCAGCACTCTGGAATACAGGAGTGATGTATGTCATCAACTCAAGTGTCTCATCCATAGTTCCGTCTGTATTAACACTAACTGAATGACCTTGCACACAACATCCCATCAGAGTTATTACTTCTGTGGTAGCGTTTGTAGTACTAGGGTCTATAGTCACAAATATCCGGTATCCGTGATTAACGGTAGGTTCTTCCAAACCTTGCAATGCTGCGGTACCAGTTACACCATATCTTACATCATTAAAAATGGTGTCCCATTCTGTGTTTGTTTTCTTCCTTGTAAGAGTTAAGGTTGTTTCTTTCTTAATTTCAGCTTTAGTCTGTTGTCTAATACCAAAATAAGATATGTCTTCATCCATTGCACCGATACTCAAATCACATGAAGTAATTTGGTTCCATGCAGTTGCAGTACCTCCTTGCTTAGCTGCAAATCCAGCAGTTGTTGTTGTAGGGAATGATTCTGTACCATTAGCCGCTACGGTAACTCCGCCTGTTGTTGTTTCTGTTAATGCTGTAATAGCTACATCCTTTCCTAAGAAAAATGCCATATTATCAGAGCTCGTCCGTGTCTGTTAGGGTAACATCGAAACCAGTAGTAACCGAAGCAGCACCTGTATTGCTTGGTGTCTTAACTATAGGTTGTACACTAGATGAAAATTCTAGAGTTTCTTCTGTTACGCCATCTGCGTTAAGGGACACTGAGTGTCCAGTCATTACAGCGTTCCTAAGGGTGAAAATCTCACCAGTGTTAGCTGATGAACCATCGGGGCTGTTTCTTAAAACCATATGTAATCTATATCCATAGGTACATCCATCGGCGTCACCCTTTTCAGTAACATCTTTCATAAATGTATTACCATCAGATAATAAATACTTGTCGCCAGTGGAGTCAAATTCTACTCCAAACCGTGCGCCTTTGCGTTTAGCTGCTATAGAGTCTCCACCAAATTCAGCTGCTGTGCTAGGTCCGTTATAAATAACGTCCCAAAAGTTATTATACTTTTTACGTGTTATCGTGACTACTGTTTCCTTTCTAAGTTCCACTTTTTGCATAACTTGTGGGGCACCTAAAAAAGGACCAACATCTTCGTCCGACACACTAATTGACAGGTCAATACCTGTTGTGTCACTTATAGAGCCACTTAAAACTGCTGCATCATTAGCTAATGGGGGTATACATGCTCCAACAGCAGGTGTGCCGTCATGAGCAAATGTAACAACGTCGCCAGCTACTTGTACAAAGTTAACTCCGCCGTCGTTTGACCCACTGTTTAGTTTAGATTCAGTGGTGATGTATAAGTCAACATCTCTTCCTAGGAAATATGCCATATTTTTTATTCTCCTTTTTTTTGTCTAGACTTTCAATACAGACACTTCACTCGTTACCTTTATTTTAGTTCCACTTACTATATAAAGCTTTTGCTTACAGGCGTTCATCTACCCTTGAAAACTTAGCGCTCATACTACCTCCAGATAAATCTCGACGAGATTCTAAGAATGGAGATATAGAAAAGTTACTACCTACCCCATCTTTCCAAGCTTGTTCGTTTGCTGAATTCCATACGCCTATATATTTCTTTTTATAGCCATTTCCATCACTCCATCCACTACTCATTGCTCTCCACTCCTCAGATAAAGGTTTTCCGCGCATACCTACCATCTTTGATGAACCTCTATACCAAGTTTTAGTTAAATCATTAGCTGCTTTCATCATTTTTTCATACCATATCTTAAATTGTCCTTTCATTTTAGTAGTAGAGTAGTATGCTTCTATATCTTTCTTTAGTTTTTCACTAATCTGTAAGGTCATCTTATGTACTGAAGAAGTACCTTCGTCACTTAGAGTAACATCTAGTTCGTTTTGAGCACCTAATGTAACATTAGCCAGTTGATACCTTCCAGTACTCTCTAAGGTAGCTCTAGTAGCAAATGCTCTATTACTAGCACTAGCTATTGTCCTCGCGGATATTTCTGCAATTTTTTCTTTGTCTGTAACATGGGCAGTCTTAAGATAAGCCTCGAAACCCTGTTTCCAGACTGCTGCATTATTAATAATTCGAATGGTGTTAGAACTTACTGGAACTATTTGAGGTATATTTCCCTCTAATTCTGGGGTTAAAATAAATATTGCATAAGAACTTTCAGATAATTGACCACTAAAATAATAAGGCCTAAAAGAATTAAATGCAAACCTATCCATTATCTGTCTAATCATATAATCTGGTGAAGTTCTACCTTTATTCTTTAGTCCCGTCTCTCGAGCCATCTCAGCTAGAAACTCCGGAGGTAGCATACTTATATCAAAACCCCCCATTTCTTGTTGAGCTTCTGCAATATGTGGGCCTATAGCTTCGCTAATTTTAGCATTATATTTATCTATTTCTGTATTAATGTTGTTAATTGTTTTCCGTAATACTTCTGCCTCCGATAAACCTTCTATATTACCTACGTCAAGCATTTTCTTCTCTCCTACACCTTGGGATATTTCTAAGAAATCAATACCTGCTTGATAATCACTCCCCCATATATTAGACATATAATCATTCATATGACGATGTTCACTCAAGAGTATATCAAACCCTTTACCAGTCTTACTCGTATAAGTGAAATTCTCCTTTCTATCTCGTGTTGGTCCTTGAGCCACAGTAGAACCTCCACCCAATAATTCATCAATTTCTCTACTAAACATCCCTACTTCTAATTCGTGAGCATCTCTCTGGGCCTCATCTGTATAATTATCTTCTACAAAACTCCTCCCATCAAAAGCATAACTTACATTTAATAATTTAGATAATTCCTGTGCTAAAGGTACTGCATAATCTGCTCCTTTTGGTGCCTTACTCGAAATGTCATTAATTCTATTCTTGTTTCTAGCTACAGCTGTAATTTTACTGGTAGCACTCCTCGCATCACCACCGAAAAGATTTCTCCTTAAAGAAAAAGGATATGTACTATCTATAGGCCCTTTATCAACATAATCTTGGGGAACTGGCGGGGCTACTCTCCAATAGCTTGCGTCTTGAGCGGCCGTTCCTTGAGCACCTTGAAGTTGCATTGTATATGTTTGTGAAAAGGGTAAATATGGTTGAAATGAAAGATTTACTGTACGTATTAAATCTTGACTAAGAAAACCACTCTTAACATATTCATAATTATCAGGCATTATTACCTATTGTTTTTAAACACAACGACCATCGAAGCCATCGCGTTCCACGTCTCTAGGTCAGGATTGTACCCAATATCTCTAAATCCACTAAAATGACGCTCTACAACCTCTGTTGTAGTGCCACTAAAATCGCAGTCCATAAGCACATTAGCTCCATTAAGCATGAGATAATTAATCAATCTTCTTTCTTTATAAGGCTCCCCTCCTACCGTAATAGAGCTATCTCTATCTACCATAAGATATAAATTAAAGCCTACTCCATAAAGCTCCCCTTTTGCCGCAGTATTGCTTGCTCCAAATGTGATATCTTGCCCCATAAACTGTTGCTCAATACCGTTAGCTACCATTTCTACGATTATACAAGGGTAAATTGTCTCATCTGTGGTAGGAAATTGCCCATAAACGGCTACTTCACCATTAGCTGGTGGACTACCACCACCCCCAGTCCATGCTGTTGCAGTGCCTGCTGCTGTATTGTAAGTACCGGTTCGTAAATTATCGATTAGTTTACGTTCGACTATATTCAAGTGGTCTACTGCCATTAATCGTAAGCCCTCCTTTTAGCATCATCGCGCCCTCTTGTTCTAACGCAATTAAAAATTATATATCCGTCAGTCATATCTTTTAGGGAATGTACGTGCCATGATACTGATTTGTAATACTCTACTTCTTTGATTTGTAAAGTATCCCCACTATCGGCATTATATTCTACTCTAAACGTTCTTAAATCATTTTCATAATCAAATGAACCTCCAATAGTAACTGGTACGTCATATCTTGTTCCTGTCTGATATATACTAGTGCTTGTAGTGCCTGATATAAAAGGTACATCTACAGTGAGCCAATTATTATCTAATAATATAAAATTGGTATTATCCCAATTAACTCTAAATGCTGAATTAGTTCCACCGTGGTAAGACCTAATAGCCTTTAGTTCTACACTACCACTACCTTTTATTTTAAAGCGTAATCTATCTGCTTCTAAAGTGTTAACTGCGCTAGTATCAAATAGTAAATTACCATCACCACTAGCTGTTAATGTTAAGCTTTCTCCATCACTAGTTATACTTCCTGTACCTGTCCAACCAGTAGTTCCACTGGTAGCAACATTATAAATAGTGCGATAATTTGTAATTAATCTATCCCATCCTTCTATCTCATTAAAGTCAGTATTATTATCTTGGTCAAAATTAGCATAGTTTTTTATAGTAGTTATATTTGGAGTGTAAATTCTAGCAGCTCCAATAATGTTGTTACCTGCACGCTCTTGCTGATAATCTGCTGTTACTGTAGGTCTTATTATGGCTGGTAAATCTGGTACCAGAATCTCATTAGAACCTATACTTCCAGAGGGTACTCCATAAGTATCTGTTTTATATATAGCTGGTCTATGATAGGTTACTTTTTGAGCTTGTTCGGTTCGATATCTCAATGCACGAAATACTCTGTTCATATTCAAAGCACCCGGGCGGACGCCTTGAGAACCTATAAGACCGGGCATTAATCGCCTCGTGTACCATCAGGAGCCGGATACATATCTTTCGTACCTTCCACACCAGTAACATTCTTTTTCCAATTAACATTTCCAGTCCATGCGTTAGCATTATAAGTAGTAGTTTTAATACTGAGTGCATTTTTCATAACTAGCTGTTGTTCTGCTAGTTGTTTAAAATGTATAAAGGCTTCATCTTCATAATAAACAGCCAAATCTCCAACTTGAATTCTTTCAATGCCCATACCATTTTGAGCAATAGATGCTAAATAACAAGTGTAGTAAGCTACTGCATTATCGTAAGCAGCTGCGGAATCGGTAACATCATAAGCAACCCCAATCTGTTCTTCAAACCATTCTGTTGAAATACTAATTAAAATATCTAATGTGTCATTATCTAATTCTTCTTGTTCTATTCCAGCTAAGAGTCTTATTCTGTCTCTCAGTCCAGCCAGTGTTGTTATACTCGTTATTGCCATTACATCATCCCCCATGCGCCTACACCAGTAGCTGCGGAGAGTGCAACACCAACTAACCATCTTACTTGTCTTTTGATATCTTCTTCCCACATTTCGTGGTGGTGTAAGTGATTCGTAAAGAGTGTTTCGAATTTTTCCATCCTGTTAAAAATGGTGTTGACGCGTTCGTC